ATATGGAGAAAATTGAGCAAGTTCTGGATGTATGTCGAAATTGTATTGAGCAGGAAAAATGCCTTGAATACGCGCTTAAAGCGGAACCGCACGGTATTTGGGGTGGAACCACCGAGGGTGAACGAGAATACCTGCGACTACGTCTTGGCATCAAATGCGAACGCGACGTATTGATTTCGAAGAAGAGTCGTCAGATTTCCAATGCGTGGCGTAGTAGCGCCATGGTAGGGATTCCCTTTTTCATCAAGCACTCGGACATAATTGAGAAACGCTTAGCGCGACGTGCCTAGCATTTCGCCCCAACTACAAAACGTTCTCGACCGCCTTAGCGGCGTGGTGCGTGTCAGTGGGGGATTTCAGGCAAAGTGCCCATGTCGCTCCGATGACGATAATCCGTCATTCTCCGTATCAGAGGGTGAGAGTGGTAAAGTCGTCGTTTACTGTCACGCTGGCCGATGCGACACCAAGCAAGCCTGCGCCGCGATGGGAATCACGATGTCGGACCTCTACCCACCCAAGCAACCCAAAAAACTTGAGTTGGTCGCCAAGTATCAATACTTGGACGAAACGGGTACATTGCTTTTCGAGAAGTTGCGTTATGTGGATTCCGCAAACGGCAAAAAAGAATTTCGCCAACGCAAGCCAGATGGCAAGGGCGGATGGGAATACAAGTTGGGTGATACGCCTCGTGTTCTTTACAACTTGCCTGCGGTTCTAAAAGCAAAAACAAACGGCGAACCAATATGGGTAGTCGAAGGAGAAAAAGATGCCGACACTCTCATCAAAATGGGTATTTGTGCAACGACTATGCCCAATGGGGCGGGTACATGGTTGCCCATCCATACAGAAGCCCTCGCTGGTGCTGTTGTGGAAATCGTCGCCGACAACGACGACGCAGGGCTCAAACACGCCAAAGGTGTCCACGAAGAATTAGTCGATGTTGGTTGTGATGTTCAGGTCTGGAAATGCAGCAAGGGCAAGGATGTAAGCGAACACGTCGCCGCTGGTGGAACGCTCGAAGAACTTATTGTGGTCGCGTTGACTGAAATATCTGATGCGCCAGTGCAAGTTGAACAGGTATCGCAAACACATGAAGGAAAAGCAATCAATGAGATTGCTGACCTGTTTGACCGCGACGACATGTCGGAAAATCAAAAACTTTCCCGTGCTCTTTTAATAATCTCTCGCACATCTCGCACCAAAATTGTTGACACTGGCAGGTTGGTGGAATGGTCTGATTTTGTTAAGGAATCAGACGATGATGCCTATGACTGGATTATCCCTGGCTTGATTGAGCGTGGCGAACGCGTCATCGTAGTAGCGGCAGAGGGTGTTGGTAAGACAATGTTGGCAAGACAGGTCGCAATATGTGTAGGTTTTGGCCTGCATCCTTTTACGTATCAGCCAATCAAGCCACAAACGACCCTGTCGGTTGACTTGGAGAACCCAGAGCGCATTATCCGTCGCACATCTCGTTCAATTTACGGCGCCGCACAAGCAGTGTCTCGTAATCCAAAGCCACAGGCACATCTTTTGATAAAGCCGCAAGGTTTGGATTTATTGCTATCCGAAGACAGGGCTGTATTGGAAGAAATGCTTGAGAAAACCAAACCATCACTTCTTGTAATGGGCCCTTTGTACAAAGCATTCATTGACCCAGGCGGTCGCACGAGTGAAGCAGTTGCCGTAGAAGTTGCTCGTTACCTTGACACCATCCGCGATGTTTACCAATGCGCCATGTGGCTGGAACACCACGCTCCACTGGGAACTTCAATGACGACGCGGGAGTTACGTCCGTTTGGGTCGGCGGTCTGGTCACGATGGCCAGAGTTCGGCGTTGCCCTACAGCCCGACATGACTGGCATGGCGCACCATTATGACGTCCGACATTTCCGAGGTGCACGTGACGAGCGCCAGTGGCCAACTAGAATTAAGAGGGGAAAACGGTTCCCATTTGAGGTAGTCGAATGGCCAGCCTCCCTGAAAGCAACGACATGAGCGACACTCCGATGACAAAAGAATTCCTTGCGGAAAGGGATTCGCGAATTTTTAAAATGAAACAAGCCGGCGTTGCAACTGCTGATATCGCCAAAAGATTTAATGTCTCCACAAAAGTTGTGTCGTTGGCTGTTGCGCGCCAACTAGAAAAACTCAATAAAGAAAACTCCCTAATTTATGCAGAGGTGCTGCGAATGGAGTTGGAAAGGCTCGATGCCATGCAGGCAGCACTTTGGCCAATGACCCAACACAGAAAAGTGACCCTTGATGACGGAACAGAAATACAAGTTGAGCCAGATTTGAAAGCCGTACAAACGGTGCTGGCAATCAGCGATAGAAGAAGCAAGTTGTGTGGAATGGACCAAACAAGAGTCAGCATCCAGGCGGAGGTGCTGAGCAACGACTCCACGCCAATCCGAGCAACGCTTGCCGGACAAGAGGGAATGCCCAAACAAATCAATGCCTTTGACCCAGAATCCGAGGCGAAAAAACTATTAGAATTGATGGCAATCTCCGGTGTTCTTCCTCAAGAAACTGTCACCAAAATGCTTGGTCAAGCACCTATTATCGATGCCGAGGTGGTTGCCAATGACGAATCAGGAACCAACACAAGACAACTTGAGGGCAGCAATGGACAAGGTGGCGGAAACGTTGACGCCGACAGTGTCGACGATTAACAAAGAGGATGATGGCCCTGCCGATAAGCAGGTCCTAATTCGCACCACCGAGCCAGAAAGGGACCGCTGGAGAAAAGCGGCAGAAAAAGAAGGCATTTCGCTGTCGCAATTTATTCGAGACTTATTGAACGCGCGTGCCAGAGAATTGCTGGAATGTTCCCATCCAATCGACCAAAGAAGATGGTACCCGTGGTCGGAGTTTTGCCTTAAGTGCAACACTAGGCTGAGGGGATGAAAATTGTTCAACTGGAACCATTTGAATACGAATGGGCATCACATGTGGGTACTCGTCGGTACATAGAAAACTGGCGCAAAAAAGACGCCGCCTACTACAAAAAAGAATTAATGGAAGACGATAGAACGGCGCAGGTTGCTGCCGCCGTATGTGAAATGGCGGTGGCAAAGATAACGAATCGCTATTGGTCGGGCCATGTATGGACAGCAAGCGAACATGACTCTTATAAGCAAAAAACAAAAGATGTGGGCCGCAATATCGAAGTCCGTCGTGTGCGCACCGGGGATTCGGCGGCAGTTCGCAAACGCGACTTAGGCAAGGATTTGGTTCTTTTTGTCGCCAAAGCCATCCCACCAGAACTGCGAGAAGTAGAAGTCTGGGGTTATATCGACTATGACGAGGCATGGGAACTTGGTGAGCCAGCCCATTACTCGCCCGATGACACCAGGCTCATACACCGTAGTCACCTGACCGTTCACTACGGTATTGATTGAAATCAGATAAATCTAACCAGAAACAGTGAACTAATAAAAATATATGACTAGCCGTCTATTTCTCAATAACGACAGTCTTGTCTTTGATTTTCCATACGATGCAAATCAGGTAGCAGAAGTCAAGCAGATACCGGACTGCAAGTGGGACAAAGTTGCTCGATTGTGGCGCTGTCCTGTTTCGCAAATTCGAGAAGCCAGGGAATTCGCAACAAAACACGGGTTTGAAATAGACAATGATGTGCTTGTGTTTACGCTGCCACCTAGACGCAGTGCACAAGATACTGGTGTATATGAAAACAGTGGCGACATCTACATCTCGTTTCACTACGACCCAGTCTTGGTTAGGTCAGTAAAACAAATTCCGTCTGTTACGTGGGACAAGACCACTGGCGCATGGAGAGCGCCGCTCACCGCAATCAATGAGGCGATTCAGTGGGCTGAACGATTTGAAAAACCAATTGCACCGGACGTACTTGTGAAAGCCAAAGAAATAAATTCACAGTTGTTGGAACTGGCGGAGGCAAGTCGAGCAGTAGAAGCGGAAATTGTCATCGGGAATACTGGTCTTGAAAAAGCGCTGTTGCCGTACCAAAAAGCAGGTGTTGCGTATGCCAAGCGAGCCAAACGGTGTTTTATCGCCGACGAAATGGGTCTTGGCAAAACACTGCAGGCAATCGCGACTCTTGAAGTTCTTGAGCAATATCCAGCGGTGGTCATGTGTCCACCCAATCTCGTTCTTAACTGGAAAGCCGAATACTCCAAGTGGTTGCCCGACCGAAAAGTTGCAACGGTGCTCGCAGGCAAAGGTCAAAAAGAATTCCCGGAGCGCGATAATTACGACGTTCTGGTAATCGGCTATTCAAACATTTCCTATTGGGAATCACATTTGACCGCCCATCGTGCGTATGTATTAGACGAGAGCCATTACTGCAAGACCCTGACGGCAAAGCGAACAAAGTCGGCCCGCAAGGTGGTGTCCTCATCACCGTCTGGGACGCCAGTTCTTTGTCTTACGGGTACGCCAGTTACCAATCGCCCTGCAGAGTATGTGGCGCAGTTGGATATCTTGGGCAAAATCAAGGATTTCGGTGGAACCTGGGGTTTTTACCGCCGCTACTGTGCTGCTTTCCAAGACAAATGGGGGCAGTGGCACCTGGAGGGCTCTTCAAATCTTGAAGAACTCAACGAAAAACTTAGGTCTGTCTGCTATATAAGGCGCACAAAAGAGCAGGTACTGAAAGAGTTGCCGCCAGTATTTCACCAAGAACTCCTGCTCATTGGGGCAAGTTCGGCAATGGTTGATTACGGTAAGGCACAGAAAGACATCATTGCCTTTTTGGTGGAACGAGCCAAGAAACTCGCCATAGAACTAGGCACATCGCCACACTCCGCAGCCGTGCGCGCGCGCATGCGCGCGGAGTCATCGCAGGATTTGGTGCGACTATCAGTTCTCCGTCGCCTTGCCGCCAAAGCCAAGATGGAAAGTGTCGTCGAATGGGTGGCCACTCGCACAGAAAACGGCAACAAGGTGGTCATCGCCGCCCACCACAGAGACATTGTTGATGAACTAGCCAACCGCTTCGGCGGGCTAAAAATCCAAGGCGGTATGTCGGCACAAGAAGTCGAGGATGTCAAACGCAAGTTCCAGACCGACCCGAAGTGCCAAGTCATCACCCTTTCCATTCAGGCGGCCAAGACAGGGCACACGCTGACAGCGGCGCAGGATATCATCTTTGTAGAACTGCCATGGACACCAGCAGACCTAGACCAAACCTATTCACGTCTACACCGAATGGGGCAACAGGGTTCGGTCACGGCGACCTATGCGCTGTGTGCTGGCACGATTGACGAGGAAATCTATTCGCTCATTGCATCCAAGCGCAAGGTCGTAAACACCGCCGTCGACGGTGGCAGCGAAAACGACGAAGGCAGTATCGGGGCCCAACTGGTGTTCTCCCTACTTGGGTCTAACATTGGATAAATCTAACCAGAAAGCGAGTTTGATATGAATTTTATAGACAGCCACGAAGTAGCACTCGACGTATTGGGCAACGGCAAAGATTTGTGGACCTGCAAGTGGTTGGGTGGCAGCAAGGTGCAGGTCTTCCGGGGAGACTTCATCAACAACCGCGCCGTTTACCACCATCTATTTACACTCGACTGCGACCCAGGAATGTCAGTTGCTACATTCTGCGAGTGGGCTGAGCAACTACTCTTGGGACTGGTAAAACAGGAGTACAAGGAAATATGAGCGAACTAAGAAAAGCGCCGCAGCACAATCATCTACTCATCAACGCCAAGAGTTACGCCAACTGTGTCAGTAAATCAACGCTTACCAACAAGCGGAAGATGAAGAAGTGGCTAACCAAACTTGTCGAAGATATCGGAATGTACAAAATTGCGGGCCCCTTCGTCCATTACGTCGATAAGCCCGGCAACAAGGGGCTGACTGCTGTGGTAATGATTGAGACAAGTCATATTGCCCTACACATCTGGGACGAACCACAACCAGCACACATTCAATTCGACATCTACACCTGCAGCGGCTTGAACGTGTATGAAACCTTGTACCAAGTGGTCAGTGAATTGTCTATTCATGAA